ATTGTCCATCTGTTGTGCGGTATGCAGTCTGCCCGCGATAGTCGGAGACATGCTCCCATCCCTCGCCGTCAGCGCGGCGCCGCAATGCCTGACCCGCCGGCGGCAGGTCAGGCGCGTCGGCGTAACTGTCAGCGGGCAACCCTGTACCGACCATCAGATACTCATAGCTCGCGCCCGTATACTCGCGCGTCAGCAGGTCAACGTGGTAAACCGTCAACCAGCCCGCACGATCGGCCAGCCCGTTCTGACCCAGCGCAGCGCCTTTTACAGCAACAGAATATTTCTCACCCATTATGCAGCTCTCACGATGTAGTTAAATGCGACGTTGCGGGGGCGCATTGTTATCCAGTTAACGCCCCCCGAAAATACGGTATTGCTCGCCGTCCCTGAGACTCCGTTGTCTCTGCCAGCGCCGCCAGCCATCAGCGCGCCGTTGGGGTAACCCTGATTAGTAAAATTGACAGTGTTTGCTGAACTATCAGCATCGGCATATCCGATACCAACGTATACCCCGGCGCTGTCTGCATCGCTGCCGTTGTAGTCCATCGCCCCCGTTCGTAAGCCTGTCGCACTCTGCCTACTGGCAATACCCCGACCACTATCCACCCCGCGGTCATCATCCCAGCCACGAATAAACTCGCCGCGCAAATCCGGCAGCGTACCCGACGGATACGCCACCGCCAGTTTCGGATAGAGCGCCCTGTCAAACGCCTGACCGTTGCATTTAAGCCAGCCCGCCGGGGCCGTAGCCTGCGGCCACGGCAGCGGTATACCGGCTATCACACTATTGATTTCGGACTGCACAAACGCGGCTGTCGCAATCTGGGTTGTGTTGGCCCCAGAGGCGGCAGTGGGGGCGGTTGGAATCCCTGACAGTGACGGCGATGCCAGCGTCAATCCTGTTGCATACTGCACAGCGTTGGTGCCACCAATGACGTCAAATTCCCCATTCCCCCGCGAAACAAGCTGCATACTCGCGCCGGGTTGAATTAGGACGCCAGAAACCGACCCAGCAATAGGGCCGCCATAAACAATATCCGTGCCACTCGTCTTGACCGTCTGGGTGACTGTTGAGTAGTTAGCCAGGGTGAGCGTCTGCCCGAGCGCTAACAACGAACCTGCTGGCAGCGTGGTGGTAAACGTCGCGCCGCCGGTCATGTAGACCAGCGCACCGGCTGCTGAGGTCGTCAGCGCGGACGTGCTGGAAACGGAATACACGCCAGAGAGAGCACCTTTAGCAGCCTGCACGGCGGCCATCGTTGCGATCTGTGGTGTGGTTACCCCGAAACTCGCCGTCGGTGCAATCGGTACGCCAGTCAGCGCCGGGCTTGCTATCGGCGCATACTGAGGGTGAGGATTAGCGGCTGACAGGTGCGCCGTCATCAGGCTGTCGGTGTAGCTTTTTGCTTCGCTCTTTGCGCCGGTCACCTGTGTATCTGCATAGGTTTTCACCTCGCTTTTGGCGGCGCTGACCTGGGCATCGGCATAGGCTTTTGCTTCGCTTTTTGCTCCGCTCGCCTGCGCATCTGCATAGACTTTCGCCTCGGCGGTCTTGCTGTCAGTGTACGCACGCGTCGCCAGCACCACCGACGGGTCGATTTTCAGCGTTACCGCGTCGGTACTGCTGACAATCAAAATCATGCGCACCGTCTGCACACGGCCGGAGCCTTCCTGTAGCTGCGGCTTATAGGTTTCCGGGCAGTTGGCGACGGCGATCAGGTTACCCGCGGCGTCATACAGACCAATTTCCCGTATCCACCAGCCCCCCTCGTCTTCAGGGATCACCTGTTCGGCAATAATCTGGCTGGTGTTGGCCGGGTCAACGTTCAGGGAATTGAGCGGCGCCCGGCGCCGTTCGTTCGTCAGCCGGGTCTGTGCCGGGTCGGGGGTCGGCAGGGTGCCGCCGCCATCGCCTAAACCCATTTGGGTAATTTGCAGTTGCCGCCCGAGCGCCGTGGCGTTTGCCAGCAGCGCCGCGCCGGTGGTGGTCAGCAGGGCAAAATATTTGGTTGTCATGCGGATACGCTCACATTGTCAGATAGATGCACCACTGCACCGCGCACGTCAGCGCCGGTGGTGGTAATAGTTTCGGGGAAATAGGGGTAGACCGTTAGCGCATCACCGCTGTACTGCCCTGCGGCCAGCGGGATACTTCCCGTGCTGTCCATCACAATATTCATCCCCAGCAGGTGACGGCTGACGGGTTTGGCGTCGGCGATCAGCCGCTCCAGCTCGGCATAGGTTTCTTCGGTAATGCCGCTGTCCTGTACGCCGATATCCAGCCGGAAGGTTCCGGGCGTGCCGCCAATCTGCCACCATTCGGTGATCCGAATCAGGTAGCCGAACGGCTCTACCACCCGGCGCAGCGCACCAATGGTGCCCTTGTGGCGGTGGATAAAAAACGCATCCTTGATCACCTGACGCCGCACGGCCTCCGGCCAGTGCTCATCCCAGCGATCGACGGAAAACGCCCACGCCAGATACGGCAGAAATGCCGCCGGGCAGGTATCCGGGTTCCAGAGCTGACGAATGGGGATGGGTAACGCGCCGATCTCGCCGCCGGTGATAGCCAGGCGGCGTTCCAGCTCAGATGCGGACGGTGGTAACAGGCTGTTATTCATCGCTGCCGCCGATAGTGACCTGGTGGCCGGCGCAATAAGCGGCCTGTGTGTCGTCCAGCACCACATCCGACGCCGGAGAATCCAGCTCCACCCGCTGGACGCCTTCCACATGCAGCGCGGCATAGAGCGCAGAGCGGCGAATATCGCGCCCCAACCGTCGCTGGGTGCCGATATATGTCGTCAGCTTCGCGGCCGCCGCCTGGCGTATCGGCTCGACCTCCGGGCCAGGGTAAACGTACAGGCGCGCCACGACCTCATACGACACGATCACAGCAGAGTTGACTGTCACCCGATCGCCCACCGGCCGGACATCCTCATCGTTCAGCGCGACGGCCACCGCGGCCAGCAGGTCAGCCGGCGCCGTGCCGTTGCCCTCTGTCGACAGCACAGTGACAGTGACCGCCGCCGGGCTGGGACTGATGGCCGTGGCATCAGCAACGCGCCCGTCTGCGCTGCGGGCGTGGTACACATATGCGCCCATTGGCCCCGCCACACTCAGCCCCTCAAATGCCGATTGCGCACGCGAGCGCAGATCAGCATCCGACTCCATCACCGCCGCCACCGCCGGAATGGCCGTGTCGTCGGCCGCCGTAATGGTCAGGCGTTCAACATTCAGATTAGCGGCCAGCTGTTCCAGATCCGCGCCGGCGGCATACGCCAGCATGACCGCGCGGGCCGCTTCATTGATACGCTGACGCAACAGGATCTCGCGGTAGGCGCTTTCCTGCAGCAACTTCACAACCGGTTCCGACTCCAGCGCCAGTGTTGCCGCGACGGCCGGCCGCTCGCTCTCCGGATACAGGGCCAGAAATGCCGCCTGACGGGCTTCCAGCAGGGTTTCATAGTCCAGCGTTTCCACCACGCCCGGCGCGCTCAGCTGTGATAAATCGACTGCGCTCATAGCGTCACCTCGGCGCTGAACAGCGCGTCACTGTCGGTACGCCGGCCAGCGATAGTCATCGTCGCGCGGCCCGCAGCGGGCACGCCCAGCTCGATCCGTGTCGGAACGATACGCGGCTCCCATCGCATCAGGGCGCTGTACACGGCGGAAATCATCCGCAGTCGAAGCACTTCGTTAAACGGCTGGTCTATCAACGAAAACAACCGGGAACCGTAATCACGCCGCATCAGGCGCGATCCCTCTGGGGTGGTCAGGATGTCGATAATTGACTGACGGATATGCTCGACGTCTGCGATCGCAGCGCCGGTGCGTGTATTCATGCCCGTATAACGATTCACACCGGCCCCCCGGTATTACTACCGCCGGACAGGACGCCGGAATGTTTGTGTGTATGCACGACAACGCCGTTAGAGGTCATGTTGCCGCCGTTATGCGTAACAGGGCCATTGATAGTCACCGCCGCGTTGATCGCCATCGCCTCCGCATTGATGACCACGTTTTTTACGCCAGTGATCAGCAGTTGTCCGGACGCCGGCTCATACTCAAACCGCGCACCGTCGGGGAACACGACCACCCGCGCGTCAGCAGAGTCAGACGGCGCGGGATGGGCATCGGAGAAAATCGCGGGCAGCACAAACGCCGTGCTCAGTTCGCCACCAATGGACAACAGCAACACCTGTTCCCCCACTGACGGCGCCGACCACGTACGCTCCGCGCCGGCGCGAGCGATCAGCCAGGGTAGCCAGTCTGTTGTTAGTCCGCCGGTTTTCACCCGGCACCCGGGGCGCGTCAGGTCAACTTCGGCGACCACGCCGACGCGGATCAGGTTCTGGATGAGTCGCTGTAATTCATTCATGGGCTGGCACCGTTTTATTATCACCGTGCCAGTGTCAGATCCCACGCGCGCGCGGGCAATGTGTTGCGGTTGTCAGCAGGTGGCGACAATCAAGACGGCTGAACAAAGTCGACGATGGTGTCAGCCATCCAGTCAACATCCGCTTCAGACAAGCCCAGCAATTCACGCGCCGGATACTGCACGCGCGAGCGGCCCATCCGCTCCATTTCGCCATACTGGTGGACGCTGGCGATCGCGGCGGCCTGACCCGAAAAACCGACTTCTACACCGTCTGACTGTACCGACATACGCAGAAAGCGGCCCGTACGCAGGCGGCGAAACATCTTGTCTTTGCGCTGGGTGGTTTTTGTTGTTTTGTTGATATCGATAGACAGGTAACGCTCAATGTCGGCGCGGAAGAACGAGCGCAGCGCGCCACGCTCAACATCAAAGCCGGTGATCATGCGACCGCCCCGGCCCCGGCTGTTACGCCAGTTCCGCAACTCGCGCACGTCGTTATTCCAGATAAACCGGATGCCGCCCTGGGTTCGTCGGGTAGCGCGGCGGCGCTCAGCATACGGCGTTCCGTCCGGGTTCTTCTGCTGATTGATGCGTTTTTGCTGACGCTGACGCAGCCCTGCCGCCAGTTGCCGCGACAGCCGGCGGCGCTGTTTGTCTGCCAGGTGCTGTTTAACCGTTTGCAGATACGCATCCAGCTCATGAAACAGAGCGTCGTCACTCATTTGTCACCGCAGCATCACCGCTGACTGTGCTGGCCATATCCTGCACAGCCATCGCCCAGCCGTCCATGCCCTCCATCAGGTCAGGCGGCGGATCGGCGCGGTGGCGGACAACCGGTTTCCCGTTTGATGACGTCACCGCCACCGCCTCAGTAACCTGCACCCGTACCAGCAGGTCGATCGCGTCGTTGTTGAGGATATCCACTTCGAACGTGATGCCGTTTTTCTGATTGTCCGGATTAAACAACAGCTCCGGCTCATACTGTCGCGCCCATAGCTGGATCGCCAGCATGATATCGTCGGTACTGCCGGGAAAATCCATCACCAGCACTTCCAGCGTGTAACGGTATTCAAACGACGCAGAGGCACCACCCCGCCCGACGACATGACCTCGCGGCACATACAGCGCCAGCCGATCGGGATTCTCGCGCACCCACGGCACCAGACGGCTGATTTCCTGTCGCAATAGCTTTGGTTTCAGCATATGCACCTCACAAGGGGCAGGCTACGCCCGCCCTCATGGCCTTATTTCCACTTGTCCGGCAATGCCGCGCCGACTACCCCGGCGGCCGTCACGCCTGCCGACACCACCAGCGCCTGAGTATCTACGCCAAGTTGCACACCAAACACACCCGCCACAAACAGAATGATCCCGCGCCAGGTGGACGGCTCTTTTAATCGCTCCAGAATGTAATTCATCACTACCTCTCGTTGTCGTCACAGTGACAGACGGTCAGGCTACAACCCCGCCCGCCTGCCGATAAACCGTTAACAGCCGATCAAGGCTGTGTTCGCGCTGGCCGTAGCCCGCGCCGGGCAGTGATGCCCAGATGTTGTTACACGCCACCACCGCGCTGGCGATACACCCAGCGATCACATCATTGATTGCGCGACGCTCGCGGATTAGCTGGATAGCCAACGCATCCTGCGACGCCGGGCTGAAATCCGGCAACGCCAGCTGTTTCTTGTAGGCCGGCCAGTAGCGGTAGAGCTGTTGATAGCGCCCGGCGGCGGTAGATCGCTGGCCCTGCCGGTTAAACACCTTGGCCGGGCGACCGCTGGCAAACGGGTGATCACGGTAGTCGGTAAAAATCTCCGGCTTGCCGTCCATGCCGGTCACAATCACGTCATAGCCCCGATTTTTCGTCAGCGGGTGCGTTTCCGTGCCTTCGGAAAACGCCAGCATGTCCAGAAACGCGGTCACATTTGGGTGATTCACTGTGCTCATTGCGCCTCTCCTTTCCCCTGCCGGGCGGCGCGACGCTGGATCAGTAGCTCGACGGTCTGATACCCCGCGATACCCAGCGCCGCCCCGATACCGTTAATCGCCAGCGGCGACAGTGTGGGGAATTGCACCAGTGCGGCACCCGCCATCACTGAAACAAATCCACCCAGCAGCACGCGGCCAACGAACAGGCGCAGCGTGATCGGCTCACTGCCGGCCAGCACTTTTCCCACCGCAATCAGCACGCCGATGATGAATAGCGTGATGATGCTTTTTTCACTTTCGTTCATGTTAAAAATCCTTAGTCCCAGAGTTGCACGGTTTCCCGCTGCTGCGGCGTCGTATCATCCGGCAGCGTGATTGCCGTTCCGGCAGGGAGTAGCGGCCCGATTTCACACAGACCCGGATTCGCGGCGTACACCGCTTCCGTCACCCCGGCGGTTTTGCCGTAGTACCGCCAGCACAGCAGATCTACCGTGTCGTTTTGTGTCGCGATCACCTGCATCAGACAAGCTCTGCCAGACCACGCCCAACACCCTGAATATCGCGGATGGCCCACTGTGCATCCCGCCACAGCGTGTCTATCTGCGACGTCAGCGCCTGTGCGTGTTTCTCACCTTCTCGCGTGGTGTCAATGTCGCGGTAGCCCTCAGTCAGCAGCGCCTTGGCCGTTGAATACACCGCCCGGCGGTAACGCCAGACCAGCACCGATTCACCGTTAATTTCGTCGGCCTCGACATCACCGAGCACCACCGCGCCCGTCCGTTCCTGTTCGGCGCGCCAGTCGCGCAACTGATCATTGACGCTACCGACCGCCTCCACGGTTTTATCCATCAGCTTGTCCGTCGTCACGGCGCCATCCAGACGCATCGCTTTGCGTAGCGCCGCCAGACTGATCACCGGCCAGAATGACGAACTGCTGACCGTCGCGCCGTTGTCGTTGACATCGGCCGGCGTGGCATCCGTGACAGGATCGGTAAACATCATGCTCATAGTTGCAGGCTCCAATAGGTCAGGCGGTGGACGGCGCGACAACGAACGGATAAACCGTGATTGCCGCACCGTGCCGCCTGGGTGCGCGGGGGCACATTCAGTTACACAGCACGTTTACCGCGTGTGCTTTTGTTCGTCCTGGTCTTGCGGGCAACACCCGCACGTGATGATCGTGTCTGCCGCACGGGCTTCACCGGGACGGGCGCGGGTGTAGCGCCTTCCGGTTCCGCCGCATCCGATCCCGTTTCGGGCTCGGCGCCCTGATTGATGCCCGAAACGTCCCCGTCGTCGGTACCTGCTGCCAGTGCCGCTTTTTTGATTGCACGCCCCAGAATTTCGATATCGCGTTTCACGCCAATGCCGTCAAACAGCGCAATGGCGCGCTGTAACCATTCGCGCGCGGCTGGCAGCTCATTCGGACTGAGTCGCAACGTGTAGCCGATTGACTTGTACAGCTTGGCTCGCACCATATCCGGCATATCCGCCCCGGCGGTCAGCGCGTTGAGTTGCAGCAATAGCGCAACATCCAGAGGCGCGCGGGCAGCGTCAGCTTTGAATGCAGCCAGCACCGGATCACAAATCTCATCAACCATCGCCGTCGCCGCAGTGCGTTTGTAACGGTCTGGCATCGGCAGGCCGTGGCGGATCACGTAGTCACCGATGCGCAGCGCGCCGGATATGTCGCCGACATCAATAGACCACACCATCATTGTGACCAGCACTTCATCTGCCTGCCCGGTATCGGCGGCGATCGCGCCGTCAATCCACCCCTGATAATGAGGTAACAGATCGCGCTTCAGCAGCGCCTTGGACTGGCTCGACTGAATCTCATGCAACCGTGACTGATCGAGCCGGAGCCGATGCAGTTGTTGTTCATACGCCGTATTGTGATGCACGGCATCGGACAACCCCCGATGACGCGCAGAGACTGACTGAAAATGCCGTTGTGCAGGTGTCAGCATGTTGCCCCCTGTTGGGCCGGAATACCGGCCCTGCTAACAATGGATTACGCTGCTTCTGACCCAGCGAATGTAATGCCCTCGATCAGGCACCCCGCGCCGTAGTCTTCGACGGCATACGCATCATTGGTCGATTCATAGGTGGCGACGCGGTTGTATTCCGACTCATCCTTGACCGCCCTGCGCTGCGCCGCCTCCTGGTAATAGATGGACAGATTGCTAAACGGCGTGACAAGAATTGAACCTGCTGGGAAATAGGGCGCAATGAATGTCGGCAGATTGGCAATCGACTTGCGGGAAACAATCAACTGGCCGGCCATCGCCTCGGAATTGGGGTTCGTTGTGCTGATGGCGTTCAGGATCGGGAAGTCGCGCGAGGTCAGCAATTGACGACCGGTAATGACAGCCAGATCCGGGGACTCACGGAACCACTCATCAAGCAGCGAGTTCACCGCATCGAAAACCAGCGCGTCATAGTTGCCGTACATGCCCTTGGCGATGACCTTGTTTTCATCATCGCGATGGGTCAGCGTGACGTTTTTTAGCACACGCGCCGGCGCGTTGGCGCGGTACTGCTGCAACCAGCCGATATTCACATCCTGCAACAGCGGATTCTGGGCCAAGTCGGATTTAGCCGCATGGGACACGCCATTAAAGCCGATCATGATGCGGTCAAGTGCCTTACGGCGGATGATCTGTTGACTGATGCGCGCCTGAAAATCCTTAAATCTCGCCCAGGAATCCAGTTGGGAATAGGTGATAAACGTGTCGCTGTTGGTTTGTTCGCAGCGGTATTTGCCGCTGTCCAGCGTGTGAACGCTGCGCGGCTCGCGGCGTTCCGTGCTGGATGAATTGGACGACGACACCGGGCCGCTGATCCCCAGCCCCAATTTTTCGCCCTCCATTTCCGACACCGGCATGATGTTGATTTTTTTCAGCAGCTCATCGCTGGCCTGAATCTTGTTTTCCATCGTCTGCTGTACCGACGGCGCGACAGAAAATTGCGCGCCGACATGCATCGGCTTGACGCCGTTCAGCTCCGCCTGGCGGTTAACGTATCCGTCCCACAGGACGCGGGTTTCATTTTTCATAACAATGCATTCCGTTAATCGGTAGAAGAGTTAGCAGTCGGCCAGAACGGCATCGCTCTGACTGCTGTTGCCTGTTGTCGGCGGCCGCCGGGAGAAATCGCCATCCTGCTGTTCCAGCGCCGCTTTCAACGCCGTAACAGACTGCGATAACTCGCCGATCTGCTGTTTCAGCGTCGTGTTTTCCTGTTTAATCGCGCTGAATTGACTGATGCTATCCAGCACACCGCGCTGACTCTCGGCAACAGCCTCAATGGCCTGACGGATCTCGCCGTTTTCCTGACTGAATTTTTGCTGGTTGCCGGTCAGCAACTCTTTGATGCGTGAAAAGAAGCTGGCACCGCTTTCACCTGCTGGCACATCCTCTTCAAATTCCAGCACAACCCCGACATCGTCCGTTGTCGCGGTAAACAGACATTCCGGTGTACTCTTGCGACTGTCCAGCGGGCCCTTGCCTTTACATCCGGCGTTAAATTCCAGGATGCCGACGCCGAGGCTGGCCGGATCATCGGTCATGGCCAACCCCATCAAATACGCCTCGCCGGTATTTGGTAGCGACGGGTGAACTTCAACGCTAGGATAGATTTTTTGACGCTGCTTACTGAGCGCGACCAAATCGGGTGTCGCATCAATAACCAGCTCCAGCGCCGCCTTACCTTTCAGCGGGCCGTCAGGAACGGTAACCTCGTTAGCGCTGACCACATCGCCATACGCCCGGAAATCGCTGGTCGGCGAATACCCTTTGATGTGCTCCAGATTGACGCGGGCACCGCGCACCTGTCGGTTAAAGTTTTTCGCCATCTGCGTGATCCAGATGCGCTCGATCGGGCGGCCATCGCAAGCCACGCCCTCAACGGCGGCGATAAACGGTTTTGAAATCGGCATGTTAACCCTCGTGTAATGGCTCTCTCATGTTCTGCACAGCCATCATCCCCGCCGGTGCCACACCGCGCCATTCCTGCCGTTTGTCACCGTGCCCGGACAATCAACGCCGCTACGGCGCCACGCCCGCGCGCGGTAGCCTGCTGGCATGGAAAACGACATCCGCACCGACGCAAAACGCCTTTACTGGCAGGCGTACACCGTTCCTCAGATTGCAGAACGCTTAGGCATCAGCGCTAACACGCTGTATTCCTGGCGGCGCCGCGATAGCTGGGACAGCAGCACGCCTATGGAGCGGGCAAAAGAAGTGACCGAGGCGCGCTATCTGCGCCTGATCGAGAAAGACGACCCGACCCCGCATGATTTCAAACTGATTGATTTGTTAGGCCGGCAACTGGAGCGGTTTTCACGCGACGATCGCAAGGCAAAAGAGCGGCAGGAACGGAAGAAAACGCCGAAAAACCATTTCACCGACGAGCAGATCGATAACCTGCGTGCGCTGGTACTTGATAGCCTCTACGAGCATCAGAAACGCTGGTACAAGCAGCGCAATCGGCGTAACCGGTTCATCCTGAAATCGCGCCAGATTGGCGCCAGTTGGTACTTTGCGCGCGAGGCACTGTTACGGGCGCTGGAAACCGGCAACAACCAGATTTTTCTATCAGCAAGCCGCGCCCAGGCGTTTCAGTTCAAGCGATTCATTCAGTTGCTAGCCCGCGAGGTCGGCGTAGAGCTGAAAGGCGGCGACGCCATCATGCTATCAAACGGCGCCATCCTGTTTTTTCTCGGCACCAGCGCCGCATCGGCGCAGAGTTACACTGGCGATCTGTATCTGGATGAGGCGTTCTGGGTCAGCAACTTTATTAAGCTGCGACAAGTTGCAGCTGGCATGGCGACCCATAAGGGACTGCGCCGCACATACATATCAACGCCATCAAGCGAGGAGCACGAAGCCTACGGTTTTTGGACAGGCGAGCACTACAACGAGTCACGGCCGCATTCCGAGCGTGTCAGCATTGACACTTCACACAAGGCGCTGAAAAACGGCAAGTTGTGCGGGGATAACATTTGGCGTCAGGTGGTGACCATTCATGACGTGCTGATTCAGGGGTTCGACAAAATCAGCCTGGCCGAAATTCAGCAGGAGAACAGCCCGGACGAATTCGCCAACCTGTATGAATGCCTGTTCCTGAAGCGCGGCGAACGCGCATTCAATTACAACGCGCTGGTACGGTGCGGCGTGGACGGCTACAACGATCACGTCTGGCCGGACTGGCGACCGTACACACTGCGCCCGCTGGGTAACACGCCGGTCTGGCTGGGGTATGACCCTAACGGCGGCAGCGGGCAGGGTGACTGCGCCGGGATCTCGGTCGTGGCGCCGCCATCCGTCGCCGGCGGAAAATTCCGCGTAATCGAAACGCGCCAGCTGCGCGGCCTGACGTTTGAGCAACAGGCCGCCGCTATCAAAGAGCTGACGCAGCGCTACAACGTGCAATACATCGGCATTGACGGTACCGGCATCGGTGATGCCGTGCATCAGCTGGTACTGAAATTCTTCCCGGCGGCGGTCAAGTTCCAGTACTCCCCAGCAGTAAAGCGTTCACTGGTACTCAAAGCGCAAATGGTGATCCGTGCCGGCCGCCTGGAGTACGACGCCGGCAACATGTCGCTTGTTACGTCATTCATGACCGTGCGCAAACTGCAAACCCCCGGCGGCATGATCACATACGCATCAGACCGCACCAAAAACGCCAGCCACGGTGATATCGCCTGGGCAACGATGCACGCACTACAAAACGAACCGCTGAACAGTGATTCCGGCGGAACAGATGGATTTATTGAGGAATTCTGATGACACGTAAGAAACGACAGCGCAGCGGCGGCACGGCCATGACATCGCAGGCGATCGAAGGCGAATTAGTGCAACAACAGTCAGTATCATCGCTGGAATCGTTTTCGTTCGGCGACCCCATGCCTGTGATGGATCAGCGCGACCTGCTGGACTGCATGGAGTGCGCAAACAACGGGCGCTGGTATGAGCCGCCAATCAGTCCCTACGGTATCGCGCGCATGTTTGACGTCGCCGTGCATCACCAGTCGCCGCTGGCGTTCAAGGCCAACGTGATCGCATCCTGTTACCAGCCGCACCCGCTGTTAACCCGGCAGGCATTCAAGGCGTTTGTGCTGGATTATCTGGTATTCGGTAACGCGTATCTTGAGCTGCGGCGCAACCTGTTCAACCAGCCGCTGACGCTGCGCCATGCTCACGCCAAATACACCCGGCGCGGCGTTGAGCCGGCTCAATACTTTTTCGTCACCTATTACAACCCGGACTATCAGTTCCCGTCCGACAGCGTGTTTCATGTACGCAACCCCAGCATCCATCAGGAAATTTACGGATCGCCGGAATATATGGCCGTGTTGCATTCCGCGCTGCTAAACGGTGAGGCCACACTGTTCCGTCGCAACTACTACATCAACGGCAGTCATGCCGGCGTCATCGTCTACCTGACCGACCCGATCACTAACACCGCAGACGTGGACAAACTCAAACGCTCGCTGAAAGACGCACGCGGACAGGGTGCGTTTAAAAACCTGTTCGTGTACGCCGCCGGCGGTAAGAAAGACGGCCTGCAAATCCTGCCGTTCAGCCAGATCGCGGCAAAGGACGAATTCACCGGCATCAAAGACGCGACGCGCGATGACATGCTGGCAGCACATCGCGTGCCGCCCGTTCTAATGGGGATCATGCCGAACAACGCCGGCGGATTCGGTGACATTGAAAAAGCCGCGCGGGTGTTCTCTATCAACGAGCTGACCCCCATCATGGAGACGCTGAAAGAGCTGAACGACTGGCTGGGCATGGAGGTTATCCGGTTCAATCCGTACGCGCTGGCCGGTTAACGTTCAAAAATATTCACCTCACATCGCCACACCCCGCGGGCCGCCAGTTGAGCGGCCCGCCTCATTGCCGCGACCACCACCCCTCACAATACCGCATCAGCGCCCCGCAGAGAGGCACCATCACGATCAGCACCCGCGCAACGGCGCTCAACACATCGCATCACCACGGCGTTTCGACGCAGCAGAAACGCGCGAATAGCATCACCCCTATATCACCCCTCAGCGCGCGAGGAGCTCCCCGCAGCGCCCGCACGCAAAAATCGTGTTTTTTTGTGCATCTTTGCAGTTCAGGGAAACCCGCGCCACGACTGGCCCGGAAGGGGGTAAACACCATCAGATTTTTTGTGCAATTGTGCGCAGAAATTTTGCAGCGATTTTCACCCAATAAAAAAAACCCCGCACAGTAGCGGGGGGTTCATCGACAGCATCAGCAAATCACAGAATCATCTGTTCAGGTCTGCATCCATACAATTCGGCCAATTTTTGGCGGGTTTTCTTTTGCGGTCGCGACTCTTTCGCCTCCCACTGCGAAACCGCTGATTGTGTTGTACCCAGCCGTTCCGCAACATCATACTGAGACAGCCCACGGTAAACGCGCCAGGCGGCGAGCAGGCTGATATCATCACGAAACATAATGTTGACCACCTCATTCGGCACGGTTTCATCATCATGTTCATCGGCAGCATAAGGAATAGATTCATACCCGCTCTCATCATTGGATAGCAGGCTTTCATACACGTCTATCGGTAACACCACAAATTGCGGCTTACCGTTCACATCATTGATATATTGAAGTTTTGACATATTTTTTATCCGGGTTTCTATGAGTCGCGGTCTTCTTATGTCATTGAGGAAACGGGCGGGATTCCCCGCCTGATTTAATAGGTTGTTGACGTTCTGCGCTTAACTTCTTTGATTTCGCAGATCACCGGCTCGCCCTTAATGATTTGGAAAATGATCCGATAGTCGCCAACCCTCAGCCTGAACATATCGTCTTTCCCCTTTAGCGAGACGATATCCAATCTGACAGAGGGGAAACTCTCAAGCTCAGTCACCTTTTCACTTATGGCTTTCTGATACCGCTTGTCGATGGTCAGACGCTGTTTCAGCGCTTTCCTTGACCAGTTCACCTTTACCATCTGTTTCCTCAGTTTTTAAAGAGCATATCCGCTTGGGATAAGCAAATAATAAGATAATAGTACATAGAACGCAAGAATAACTTATTATCTTATTACTCTCGACTTATACTCTTCTTACACTTTTCTTATACTCATCACGGAAAACAGAAACCCGCTTACAGCGGGTTTCTTAATATGTTAATTATTTCTTATTTAATTATTCACCTTCGAGAGCATTCACCTCACCCGCAACAAACTCATTAACCATTTCATTGATCCACGCCAGCGCCACATCTTTATCATGCTCATCAGCTCCAGCACGCTCAGTCAATTTTGCCAACAGCCCAACACGCTCAACAAAAACAGACACTTCCATACTTCCTAACACATCGCACCTCACTGTACAACTGTATATAGGTACAGTATAATGATTACTAAGCATAAATTTCAATTCCAAATATTACATAATTGAAATAGTGTTTTTATCTGTGATTACCGAACATTCAAAAAGATGACAAAAAGTAACTAAAAAAATGCTTAACAATCCGATGCATCAACCCTATTTAGCGCAGACATGATCGCCAGTCGTTCAGCAGGAGACATAGCCCGATAATTTTCAGCCCAGCGCGCCGCCTTTCGCTTAATACGCTGCCGATCAATGTAGTTTTCACCTGCAAAAGCAGCATCGTATGCCGCCCCTTCCGGGTAATTCATCCACAGTTGTTCCGTGCGCACCCCTCCGCGTGTCATCACCTGAAACGTGACTGACCGCCACCCGTCCAGCAACTCATCGTACAGCGCGGACGGATAACCGGAGATCATGACACTGGCCGGCACACTCCGCAGTACCGCGATCAGCTCCCGATGCTGATTGACCGTATATTCATGCCGATATCGTGCTGCGCTGCTTCTGGTTCCCGGCAGGTACGGCGGATCGGCATAAATCAACACCCTACCCGCACCAGAAAAATCGAAAAGCTGCAGATATTTAGCAGCATCAAAACACACCAGTTCGACGCGTGATAGCTGATACGCAGATGCAAAACCCCTCAACGCCCCATAATCGAGATCTACCCCGACGTTCCGCAGTGACGGCGGCTTTCGCAGCATTACCGCTCCACCGCCAAGATGTGTTTCGATGTACGTATCATGCGGTGGCATCGCTGCGATAATTTTCTGATATGCGCCTGACGCGGCCTTACTCCCCAGATAGCCCATGATTATGCCTCCACAGCTGGCTTCATTATTCCGGCACAACGCCCAACGCACTTATCACAGATACATACATTCCCCAGCCCGACGATGAGTTTCTTAGCTTCGGCCTTCGTGACATTACAGAATGAGCACCGTAATTCACCATCAACAGCGGTTACCCCCTCACGCCTCAAAGCCTGATAGCCATTCCTGACAGACTCAGCACATCCAACAAGCTCACTTGGCGTTAAATTTTCATTGATCATGATGGACTGTAATCGCGATGACACACCCATTAGTTTCAGCTCCCTGGCTGAGTACTTAGGCACTTCTTTACCTACCGGCATTGCCATAATTCCCCCTTTCGGTACCACATAGATATTGCTGTCTGTACTGCAGCGCAGTTATGGCCAACACAGACAGTTACGACTCGCGACTCAACTCACGTAGCGCCGCGACCCTTCGAATCAGCTCAGCTTTATCAACTGGCACGCTTTCCGGCCCGCTATACAACTCACCGTCACCGCGCGCGTAATACTGCCGCCCGCGAAACCCAATCGAATGACCAGCCGACAGCCTGGCCGCCTCCCCTGTGCTGGCATCCCACCCAACAGACCGAGCCGAATCGCGGATCCGATTAACAAAATCATCCGTCGGCGCATACGCATCATCTCCACCACGTCGGCACCGTTTTCCTGACGAAGTAATTAAACGATCCAGCAGGTCGCGCCGTTCCTCACGGCTCAATCTGTCAAAGTCCATGACCGTGCCGCAGCTGGCACAGTCATCACCGTCTATGCTGCGCGGGGCGACAGGGCCATTTCCGGCCGCCCCTCCGGCCTCCGGATGCCCATCGCGTACAGTTATTGACAGAACTCCAAGGGGGCGCGGGGCGCCCTGCAGGTCAAGGGCCAAGTCCGCATCGTCGCTGACTTTCGGGACAATTTTGTAGGTAGTTGTGCGTGTAAAAATCACCGATTCCGCCCCTGACACCGGGGCGTAAACACCCGAAATCCGGCTGACGTCATCGCCGTAATCATTTCCGTTTTCCGTGATGTCGTAATGCAGACACACGCGCAGATAGCGACGCTCAACAAGTGGCCCTCCCTGTGCGTCTGTGTACCCGGCCCAGTCCCCCGTATCTGCGGCCAGGTGCGCGGGAGCGATAACAGGATGCAGCCACAGATCGCGGCCCTGCAGGCGGCGCAACTCGCGGTAAGTGGTGACCGGCGCGCCGCCGAGCTGCTGAAACTGGCGGATACGCCAGCGGCTGGCCCATGCGCTGACACGGCGGGCGGAGTCCTTCAACGGCTGGCCGGTTTCGTCGTCCAGCTCATCATCCAGCGCGTAACCGTCGATATTCTTCGATATGTATTTGGCGATGTAGCCGGTAGCACTGCCCTTTGTGTGGTCAATGGGCTTCGCTGTAAACCGCACCTTATCTGCGCCCGGTTCTGTGCCATCTTCGCGCAATGCGTAATCGCGGAATATTGCGCGAGCCAATTCGACGTGTTCCGGACGCATGAATAACAACAGATGCCAGTGCGGGGTTTCGTCGTGATGCGGCTCGGCGACGCGGAACCCGTAAACCCGGATGCCTTTCCTCTTCCATTTCGCGCGTACGCGCGACCAGACGCGACACAAATAGCGCTGCGTGTCGCGCGGGTCGCTGCCGTTGTAACGCTGGTTCCTTTTCCCGTCACTGTGCATAGCGTGATAACTTGACGGGGCGGTCAGCGTGTAAAACTCGCCAGCCAGCCCGTCCCGCACTGCAATGTCTTCAAACCCACGCATACGGGTCATCAACTCAGCACGCCGGATAGCGGGATTAGCCACGCTGCCCATCACTTTATCAATCAGTGACGACCGTTCGCCGGTGTCCTGATCTTCAAGCTCGCGTGATTTCAGAAACTCGCGGTTGGCTTTCTTCTGCGCGTGCCACTCTTTTAGTGCTGGTTCGCTGATGTATGGCGCCGCTTTTTTGTGGACATATCCCGCTGCAATCATCAGATGCTCACGCCACTGATCGTGGGTTCTAACCAGCCGACGCAGCCACCAGCCTGGCGACTCAAGACGGGCCATAGCCCGTAGTGCAGCATCCGCCGTCAACCGGCATTGGCAGTAATCAAACCAGCCGGGTGCCTCCATATTCAGATGAGACACCAGCCACGCGACGCGACCGTATGCGTAGAGGATGGAAAATTCAACATCACCAGACGCGGCCAGGTGATGATCGGATTCGCGCTGGAATTCAGCGGTGAAACAGTCGGTCAGCCTGGCGGCCAGCCGTTTCAGGTCGCGCCGGCCGGCGTACGGCAGGCGGTGAAAATCGTCACGGAAAGGCATCAGCAGGCCCGGCACTATCCCCAGCCGGTATCGGTCGCTGACGGCATCAAGGCGCGGCAATACATACCTGTCGAAAGAATTAATCAGGTAGCTATTGGCTCGCCGGATACCCTGTTTTTGCTCTATTTCGGTAACGCGCTGGACGTAATAACGGCGCACATAGTGAGGCAGAGCCGCGAGGCGGCGGCGCAGGGCTTTTACCCGGTTCGGTTTTTCGTCACGTTGCGCCATTTCAAATAACAACACCTTGCGCCGGTCTTCTGGCGCCAGGTGGTTGTTATAGTTAACCGCTGCGGGTGGTTCCGCTGCAGCCGTGCCGATGGCCGTCAGCGGTTTATTCCATGAGTAGGCCCATTCCTGTGCTGACTCGCTCACTCACAGACCCCGGCATAGACGCTGCTGCAAACCGACTTGTCGTTTAACCCCGCAAATAGATCGAAGTGCCGCCCCCCCCTAGTCGTCATAGCCCAATCGCGATAGGTTTTGATGCCGTGTGACTCGACAGTGATGCAATCAATACGTTGCTCTGCCTTACGTGGGTCTTGTGTGGAAGGGAAAAACATGGAGTTACCGCGGCGCGAACACGCAGCGACAATCCGCTCCCACTCGGCCACGCGCTCGATTTCTTCCGGCCAGCGCATAAATATTGCTGCGAGTTCTGATTTATTGGCGTGGATGCATGGCATGCAGCCGACCCGGCTGCAATCCTGCTGATAAAGAGGGTTCGGCTTGATGCCGTGCCGTTTGGCGATAGCGAATACATCCGCATGTAACCAGCGCAAAATCGGCCGATATACATGCAGACCCGGCGTGTTGTCCGCATCCTCCTCCCACTCCGGCAACTTGGCGCGAGCCGATGACTCCTCAGCTCTGACGCCCTGCCATGAAATCACCTCGTCGTATTCTGCCAGTGCTGGAATAACAACCTGATCACGTACCGGAGCGTGCTTCAGTTCAAAGGTACAAAAGCGGGCTTTAGTGGATGGAAATCTTCCCTTCCACATGCACAAGTCAAGGAACGGGATACCGGTGGGGTACAGAACAGCCAGTGCACGCTGTATCGTCACGTCAGCCTCGGCATCTGTCATGCCGCATTCTGTTACCAGAGTGACCGGCCAACGCTCGGCGATGAATCGGCGTTTACCCGCGATGCGGTCATCAAACGATGCACGTACATGCCGGATTGGCCCCAGCTTGGATTCCAGATACTCCAGATATTCCATTGTTTGTGGGTGTTCGTGGCCGGTATCCGCAAACACCGAAACAGGGGTTATGCCGTTCTCAATGGCGACCAGCCATTGAGCCAGACTGTCTTTCCCCCCTGATATACTGGCAACGTTGATTGCATCGGATTGAAAACAACGAGAGTCAATCATCAAAACACCCCCGCTTCACCCTGTGCGGGCGCTGCCATATCCAACCCCCACCACGCCGGCGCGCAGCCCGGACACGCGCCGCAGCCGTGGCCGCCACACCCCAGAACGCCAATAACTTCTTTTGCCGCGGCGCGGGTTATTGCATTCGCACCGGCCGACCGCTGCACGCTGATTTCATGTAGCCCAAAATGCCGGTAAATCTCGCGCGTTGCCGGGGTATCACTGTTTGAAATCACGCACTGAATGCCGTGCTGCCTGTTTGCGTCCAGCAGCGCATCAGCTAACGCCTGATGATCTGCTACGTTGAAACCGCCAGTGTGGTATTGAGTGAAATTCGCGGTATCAGATGCGGGTAAATATGGCGGGTCGCAGTAGATAGCCGTTCCGCGCTCAGCGAACAACGACAGGGTGACTTTGAACGGTGCAGAGATAAAAATAGCGTGTGTGTCGCGGGCCTTTTCCGCAAACAGCTTAATCTCGGCATCGGGAAAATACGGCTGTGAATATTTGCCGAACGGGACGTTAAACGCCCCGGACTGGTTGTAGCGGCACACGCCGTTAAAGCAGTGGCGGTTCAGGTACAGAAACAGCGCGGCCTTTTCAACGCTCGCCGAGGGCGACAGAGAATTAAACAGGGCGCGATTATCTGCATATGCATCAGCACTGTTGCCGTGAGCAAACAACCCACGCGCATATGAAATCAACTCATCGGTGTGGCGGGTGGCAACGCGGTACAGGTTAATCAGATCGGCGTTGATGTCAGCGAGCACGTAGCGGCGATAATTTGTATTCAGGAACACGGACGCACCGCCGACAAACGGCTCTATGAGACAGTCAGCCTCCGGCAGGTGTGGCAGCAGGTCGGGCAGCACGCGGGTTTTCCCGCCCGCCCATTTGATTATTGGGCGGATCATTGCGGCGTCCTCGCGCGTATCACCTGCGCCAAGCGACGAAGCAACGTCGTTTGCATATCGGCGGCTGAACGTGGCGCATCAGGTTGCTCTAAGTCCGCAAAGAAATCAGCGACTTCACTGAATATAAGGTTACTTAATGGCTCATGTAGATTTTTGCCGTACTCCCATTTACCATCAGGGGAAATTAATGCACCACCTGATCCCCCCGTTTCTTGATCGCGGAAAATAGCCAGGCCGATTGGGTGCATAATTTCCTGATTAATGCGGACTAATAGTCCTCGCTTGCTTAATTCGTTCCAATCAACCCAGTCGCATCCGGCTAATTTTTCCGGCCTATTACCGACCAACCGAGACATAACAGCGGAAACCAACGCGACCTGACTGATCGCATCATCCAGCGCGTTATGTTTAACGCCGGTTGTTTCCGCAGAACCGAGAAAGCGTCCGATGTCCATAATGGACAAGCCAATCTCTTTAATTGTCCGGACGTCCCGCTCATTCCAGTATTTCCACGGAATATTAACTTCCGCGCGTTCAAACGCTGACACCAAAATAACGCAGTCGAACGACGGGCTATTCGCCCATACTTTTAGGTCGCTCAAGTTATCAGAAACTTCGGTCAGCCAATATTCAAACTTATTTACTGCACGCCACAACGAGATGGCATCATCACTGACCAATTCCGCGCGCGCTTCTGACGCCTGTTTCAGCCACCACTTAATGGTGTCACCGTCGGGAATAGCGCCATTTTTCATGTCATTTTCAAAATCGACACGGCAATAAAATTTCTCGCCCAATTCGCCAGTTTCCGGCTCAAAAAATACCGCCCCGATAGATGCAATCGGCGCATTTTTATTTTTTCCTAACGCCTCCAAATCAATCATCACGTGATTCATAATGCAGTCCCCCGATAGTGTTTGTTTTTCAGCTCCGCCATTTCCTGACATGTCACGCACAGCGAGACACCCGGCAGAGCCGCGCGGCGGGCCTCTGGAATCTGCGCGTCGCACTCGTCGCATGTAAATGCTGATGCAATGCGGCCCAGCGATTGCCGGGCCTTATTAATCTGTGTCTCACGAATAAATTGCTCGCGCTCCTGCGCCTGATCGATGGAGTCCATTAGCGCAGCTCCTGCGATGAATGCTCAAAACGTGCCGCCTCTTTCCGCATTAGCTCAATGATTTCAACTGCGGTCATGTCGTGCTGCTGTGCGTGTATTGCCAGCGCCTCCAGCCGCACGGACATGGAAAACAACTGATCGGCGCGCTCGTCCAGCCGGGCCGCCGTCAGCAGCGGCAGCATGTTATCGCTGGCTGTTTTAAACGTTCTTGTTTCGATATTTCGCATATGTGCCTCTCTGTTTTTGGGCAATAAAAATCCCGGCGCAATAAAGCGCCTGATTTTTTATTCCGTGGTTAAATCAGATTTTTTGGTATTGAATTGATATCAACAAATAATGCCAGCATTGATTTTCTTACCGCTGACTGCTCATCCGTTGATAGCTGTCGGAATTTAATTCCGTGACGTTCGCGCGTAATTCCCGCGCAGAAATAAATAACGCTCTTGGTTTTTCCGGCACCCTCGCCGAGCCGTTCCAGATTCATTTCCAGCTGTTCATCAGGATCGACATTCAGCAGTTTGCGGCGAATGCCGGACAAATGCCGAACTCCGGACTGATACGCGGCGACGTTATCGGGCGTAATCGTGACGTCATATATCCGATTTGCTGTTGCAGACATAAAACCTCCAATATTCCCCATTAGTAAACGCCTGTGTCAGACGCTTGCGAATGAAGCCGGGATGTTTCGACACGCCCGGCGCGTGTTTTCCCTGATGTTGTTTTTATT